ATTAAACCTATTTTCTAAATGAATAAAAGTATTAGAAGCAAAGTAGTTAGAGAATCTTTATTGGATTACAACACACTCGCAAATTCTTTGAAAGAAAATACCGATAGTGCAGTTAAAGCTCTTTTGAGTGAGACTGTACGTGATACATATGCCAAGTTATTGTCTGAGGACGATGACAAGGACTACGAAGAAGGTGAAGTGGAAGATACCAATTCTGATGCTACAAATGATGCTGAATCAGTAGACACTGCTACGGATGGCGTAGAGGATACTGACACTGGTATGGAAAACCTTGATTCTGAGACAGAAGATGGTGAAGAAATTGATGGAGACTCTGATGATACCATTGTAAGTGGTGAAGAGGAAGTTTCAGTTGATTCAGAACCAAGTGATGGTGAGGAAATTGAGGGTGATGATAATGGTGAAGAATGGGCAGAGTTTGATAAATACAAAGTATCAGATGATGAGTATGACTTTACAAATGCGGAAGACGAGGAAATCGTAAAGGTTTACAAATTAATGAAGAATGATGACCAGATTCTAGTCAACAAAGACGAGGATGGTAAGGTCAGTATTCAAGACAATGAAACAGGCGCTGAGTACCTAATTGACCTAGGAGGCGAAAATGCTTCAAGCAGTGAAGTAATTGCTGACGAGGAGGGTGCTGATGATTTCGGTGCAGAAGATGATTTTGAAGAAACTAATTTCGAAGAAGACATGAATGAATCTACAGAAAAGTTGTTTGAGCTTGTGTTAGAATATGACTCAAACGTAGGCTACACTGACAATTATCAGAAGAAGGATGTGATGACTAATCCAGGTATGTCAGAGCCAGGTAAAAATGTAAACGACTGGGATGCTGGTGTACCAAAGGGTACAAGCAAACCTTGGTCAGGAAAGAAAGAAAAAGCTAACAAGCCATTTGATGGTGAGAAAGGTAAGCAAGTTGAAGAAAACGTTGAGAATGAGTGCGGAGACGCAGAGGTTCCAGTAGAAGAGGCTACAAACGTTGGGGGCTTCGTTCAACAGAACAGTACATCAAAATCTCACGTTCCAAACTCAAACGGACGTAATGCACGTTCAATGAGCAAGGGAGGTAAGAGAGTTAAGGGTACTACAACACCTCGTTACAGTGGTGACAACGGTGAAGCAACCAATGAAAATTTTGCCAAGAGAGCCAACGCTGCTCTTCAAGAGAACAAGGAACTCAAGGGTGCTTTAACAAGCCTTATGGAGGAATTGAAGAAAGTTTCAGTTACTAACCATAACCTTGCTCAGATTATCAAGTTGATTTCTGAAAACACCACTTCTCAAGATGAGAAGAAGGAAATAATTAAGAGATTCCAGAACGAAGGTAAAACAATAGAGTCTTCAAAGAATCTCTATGAGACTATAAGTCGTGAGCTTAAAAAGTCTAATAAGATGAACATTACTGAGGAGAAGTCTCTTACAGTAGAGGGTTCAAAGAAAATCAACGAGACACCAATCTATCAATCAAAAGACTTGATGGAATCTCTTGACCTAATGCACAGAATGATGAAATAAATTAGACTTTTTTCGTTTTTGTGTATATTTATATAAAAAATAATAATATTAAATAAACTTCATTTATCTATATGAAAGAATTTTTAACAGAAGGCGTTGTTGGTAATATAGAGTACAACGCGCAAAAAAAGATACGTGAGGACATTCAGAACCGTTGGGACCAGCTTGGATTCACAGAGGGTCTTCCAGCAGGTATTAAGGAAAATGTCGCTACACTGTACGAGAATGAAGCAAAGCACTTGATTTATGAGGCAACAGCTTCAGACAACAGCGGCTCATTCGAGACCGTAGTATTCCCAATCATCAGACGTGTATTTAGCAAACTTCTTGCTAATGACATCGTTTCTGTTCAAGCTATGAACCTTCCAGTTGGTAAGTTGTTCTTCATCCTTCCTGTAACTTCAGAAAGAGAGTGGGAACTTCCAGCAGAAGTATCAGGCGGAACTCCTGGTGATATCTATGATGGCACAACAGGTCGCCACAAGGGTCTTATGGGCTACGACCGTGTTAACCGTAACAAAGAAGGTCGTGTTGAGCCAAGATACTATCTCCCAGATGAGACAGTTAATGACCTTGAGAAAAATAAGTGGTACGTTCCACAGCTTGACGAAACTGTAGCAGATGCTACTGATTTTGATGCAGCAAAGGCACGTGCAGCAGCAGAGGGACTTGGTGTTACTGCTCTTCGTGAAGCAGGTCCAGAGGTTACTCAGTACTTCCAAAAGTCACTTTATGACCTCTTCTACAATGACTTCCTTTATGATAACTCTAAAGGTAAGGTTACTATCAAAGTAGGTGAGGCTGTTCCAGTAATCCTAACTCCTGGTGGCATTCGTCCATTCACTGGCGCTACAGTAGGTGATTACTTCAAGAGTGGTTTTGATGGCACTATCCGTAACATCATCCTTGAAATTGATGGTTTCTCTTCATTCAACGCTAGCAAGTTGACAGGTCCTGATGGTAACGAAATGGATACAGAAGGCTTCCTTGCTTCTCTTAAGGTTATTACACAGAAGGAAATTGCAGCAGCAAATGTTCCTGGTTCAGAGAGCGTTAAGACAGCAGCTTTCCGTAAGTTTGAGTCAGTTCCATTCAGAGTTGTAACTCAGAAGTATGGTAAGGGTATCGTTGAATACGGTGCAGCTTGTGACGCAGAGGGTAAGATGTATATTGAGCTTGACCTTGCTAAACCAGTAGTTCAGCAAGCAGGTACAATCGATGGCTATGTTGGTGTTAACGCAGCTGGTCTTACAGATGCTGCTACCAAAGCTGGTGTTAAGAACTTGTTCAAGATTGCTTGGGCTCAGTATGATTCTCTTGAGCTTGAGACTGAAATTGGTGAGGTTTCATTCAAGTTGGATTCAGTAACT